TACCTCAAATTATTTGCGGTGATCAGCACGCGCTATGGCGGCGATGGGGTGAACAATTTCCGCGTGCCCGATCTGCGCGGCCGCGTCGCCGCCGGCGCCGGCACGGCAACCGACGCTGGCGGTGTCGCCGGCGGATTCTCGCTGGCGCAGGCGGCCGGATACTTCCAATGGACATTGACGGCGAGCCAGCTTCCGGCGGCGCCGATCACCATCGACGCGGTGGGCGATCACACGCATACTGGTTACACCGACGTGCAGGGATCCCACACGCACACCGGCACCACCGACACGCAGGGCGATCACAGTCACACTTACAGTGGGGCTTATTATGTGTCTGGCGCGGTGAATGTCGGCAGCGGGCCGTTCCCGTCCGGTGGCACTGGCACCACCAGCATCGCCGGGGCGCATCAGCACAATCTCAGCATCAATGCCGGTGGGTCGCATCAGCACGCCGTCCAGACCTATGGCGCCGGCACGCACACCCATACCGGCCGGCTGGGTGGTGGCGGCGCGGCGTTCCCCTTGTATTCGCCACGCCTCGGCGTCACCAAGCTGATCTATTGCGGGCCGCCGACCATGACTGTTGCGCAGGACGCGCCGGCAACGCAGCAGCTGCTCCGCTCGCCGATGCGCGGCATGCACTGAGATGGCAAAAACCGGCCGCGTTCCCGTGTTCCCTCAACCCGGCATCTATCGCGGGGCGACGGCGGACGCCTCAAGCGGACGCTGGTTCGACATGAATTTGATGCGCTGGCGCGGCGGCCAGGCGCAGCCGGTCGGCGGCTCGGCCGCCCTGCCCGGCGTCGACCTCGGCGGGCCGGGGCGCGACGTGCTGACCTGGCACGACAACACCGGGAATCGCTGGGGCGCGTTCGGCACCGACACCGCGCTCTACGCGCTGGATTTCGGCCTCGGCACCCTCTACGACATCACGCCGGCCGGCGTCGGGCCGCTCGAGCCGCCGGGCGCTGCGGTCGGCTACGGCCTGGCCGATTACGGTGAGGACGCCTACGGCACGGCGCGCGATCCCGCCGATATCGGCATCACCGATGTCTCGGCGGTGCTCGGCGATATGTGGTCGCTGCACCTGTTCGGTGAGGATCTGTTGGTGCTGCCGACGCAGAGCGGCGTGCTGTGCCGCTGGTCGCCCAGCACGCCTGCTACGCCGGCGGCGGCGGTGCCCAACGCGCCCGTCGGCGCCGCGGCGGTGGCGGTCACCGACGAGCGGCACGTCGTGCTGATCGGTGCCACCGGCAATGCGCGCCAGGTGTCGTGGTCCGATCAGGAGAATCCCGACGTGTGGGCGGCGGCGGTCGACAACCTGGCCGGCAGCTTGATGCTCGAGACGGAGGGGCGCCCGCTGAATGCGATGCGCGTGGCGAGCGGACTGCTGATCTGGACCGATAACGACGTGCATTTGATGCGCTATGTCGGCCCTCCTTACGCTTACGGAATAAATAAAATCGGCGCGAATTGCGGCCCGATCTCGCGCCGCGCGATGAGCCAGGCCGGGGGCGTCACCACATGGATGAGCCAGCAAAGCTTATGGAGCTATGACGGTACGCTCGCACCCCTGCCGTCGGATGTCGGCGATTGGCTGTTCTCGCTGCTCAACCGCGAGATGGTCGGCCGGGTGTTCGGCGCGCCGAACCCGGCCTTCTCGGAGCATTGGTGGTACTGGCCGAGCGAGGATTCGCAGGAATGCAACCGGTATGTCGCCTTCAACTATGGCGACGCGGCGCGCCCGTGGATTATCGGTCAGCAGCAGCGCACCGCGTCGGATGTGCGTGGCGCGATGGTGCGCCCGGTGCTGTGCGACGCCGCCGGGCAGGTGCTCTATCACGAATATGGCTGGACCGATTCCGGCGTGCCGCGCGCGCAGCAGATCTATCTGGAAACCGGTGCCTTCTCACTGAGCGAGGCGGCCGAGCAGCGGTTTCATGTGAAACAGATCGCCCAGGATTTTACTGGCCCGGCCGACCGCGTCGGATACCGATTCTTCATCGCCGAGGAGCCGAACGGGCCGGAGGCTGACACCGGGGTGTTTCCGATCACCAACGACAGCGGACTAACTGACGTGCGGTTCTCGGCGCGCAACCTGCGCATGCGGATCGAGGCCCTGAGCGACGGGCCGTTCGCGCTGGGCAAGACGCGGCTGATCGTGCGTCCCGGCGGTTACCGATAAATGGCCTATCGCCCGCCCGCACCGTTCTCGCCGGCGATGACCGGTTCGCCGCGCGATCAGCTGCGGCAGATCGCCGACGCGATCTCGCGCAAAGCGGATGCCACGTCGGAGCCGACCTACACCGCGGTGCTGCTGATCGCGCCGAACGGCACGACGTATCGCGTCGCGGTCGATGATGCCGGCGCGCTGTCGGCGGCGGTGGTGCCACGATGACGCCGGAACATCAGCGCCTTGTGCAACAGCTCAACCAGGCACTCACCGATGCTGGCGGCACCGCGACGATCGACGATCTGATCGCGCAGGCGCGCGACGGGCGCGTACGGATCTTCCACCGCGCCCACTCGCTGGCGATCACCGAGATCCTCGGTTTCCCGCAAAAGAACGTTTGCAATGTCGTGGCCTGCGCCGGTCGGCTGCCCGAGATCCTCGAGATGGAGCCGGAAATCGAGGCGTTCGCGCGCGAGCACGACTGCGCCTTCATGGTCACCCATGGCCGCAGCGGCTGGGGGCGGGTCGGCCGCAAGACCGGCTGGGTGCCGGTCAGCATGCGATTCCAGAAATCTCTGCAGCGGCGCAACGGAGGCCAGCTATGACCGGGTTCTGGCGGCCGCCCTACGCGACCGACTTCGCGATCTGCCGCGGCGGCGGCGGTGGCCAACCCCAGGTCACCACCCAGGTGCAGCAGCTGCCGCCATTCATCCAGCAGGCCGGCGAGGCGTCGCTGCAGCGCGCTGAGGATATTTCCAATCGCCCCTACGAGGCGAACCCCTACGCCACGGTGGTGCCGCAGAACGCCGACGTGACGCAGGCCTACACGAACATCCGCAACATGCAGGGCGCGGCCGATCCGGCATTCGCCGCGGCGCAGGGCGCGGTCACCGGTGGCGGCCTGCTGAATTCCGCCGCGCCGATCACGACGGGACAGATCAACACCGACACCCAGGCGTTGATGAATCCCTACCTGACCTCGGTGGTGGATCCCACCGTGACGCAGATGCGCCAGGGGCTCGCGCAGTCGCTCGGCCAGCAGCGCGCCAATGCGTCCAATGTCGGCGCGTTCGGCGGCTCGCGCCTCGGCGTGCAGGAGGGCACCGCGCAGTCGCAGGAGGCGCTCGGCGAAGGTCAGCTGGTCGGCGGGCTGCTGTCCAGCGGCTACAACCAGGCGCAGCAGGCGGCTGGCCAGATCGCGCAGCAGAATCTCGGCGCCGGCGAGTGGGCGGTCAACGCGCTGCCGCAGCTCGCGGTCGGCCAGCAGGCGGAAACCGCGAAAGAGGGCGGGCTGCTCGAGCAGGTCGGGCGCGCCGAGCAGGGGCAGACACAGGCCGAGCAGGACCAGCTGGCACAGAACTGGCAGACCCAGTGGGACTACCCGACCGAGAGCCTCGGCGTGCTGGAGTCGGTGCTCGGCACCACACCGCACGGCAGCACCACCACCACCACGGGGCCGCCGCCGCAGAGCAATGTCGCCGGCCAGGTGATGGGTGGCATCGGCACCGCCGCCGCGGTCGCCGGTTCGGTGGCGGCGATCGTATGAGCCCGCTCGATCGCCACAGCCGGGCGGCGCTTTGTGTTTCGGGAGGAAAAGATTCGCTCGCCGTCGCCTACATGCTGCGCGAGCACGCCGATCGTCTGACGGTTTATCACCTCGACACAGGCGACCTTCTTCCGGAGGTGAAGGAGATCGTCTGCCACGTCGAGACGATGTTCCCGCATTTCGTGCGGGTCGAGCGTGACGTCGCCGGCTGGATCCTGGCGCACGGCCTGCCGTCGGATCTGATCCCGTACAGCCAGCACCCGATGGGCCGCCTGCTCGGCCAGCAGGGCACCACGCTGGTGCCGCGGTACAAGTGTTGCCACGCCAATCTGTCGATGCCGCTCTATCGGCGGATCCGCGATGACGGCCACACGCTGCTGATCCGTGGCAGCAAGCGGGTAGACACGCCACGCCTATCCTACGAATCGGGCGCGACGCCCGACGGCATCGAGCTCTGGCTGCCGCTGCAGGAGTGGTCGCATGCCGAGGTGTTCGCCTACCTGCGCGATGTCGGCGCGCCGCTGTGCCGGATCTACGAGCATGTCACCAACGCGCCCGAGTGCGCGTGCTGCCCGG